GCCGCCTTTCGTCGGCGCCGGCGCAACGTCACCGCGACACGCGGCCACGATCGCCGGCCAAACGTCCATTGTGCGATCGCCCGGACAGACCGTGGACGATCCGGGCGAGTCCCGATGGGCGCGCACGTCGGGCGTGTCGACCACGTACCCGCGGGCGCGGGCGTCCGCGACCGCGGCGCCGATCAGCGCCACGTCGGCGTCGGTCACCGCGTGTTCCATGCGGTTCCCGGACAGGCACACGTCCACACTGTCGCCGTTGTAGTTGAGTGTCCCGAACGAGTCCCACACGGTCCGGAGGTGCGTCCAATACGTCGCGCCGATCCAGTACGTGTAGCCGCCGTCCGCGCCGCGCGCGACGTCGGACGGCGCGCCGGCGCCTTCGTGGTGCACCGTGACCAGCGCGACGGGCGCGGGCATTAGCCCGCGTCGTCGTCGTCGTCGGGCGCGGGTGCCGGTTCGGCGTCGGGCCGTTCCGTCTCCGGTACTTCGCCCGTGTCTTCGCCGTGTTCGCCGTTCTCCGGAGTGTCGGTAGGTGTCATGTGCTGCGCCTTTCGTTTGTTAGCCGCTACCTGCGAATCGGACCGCGCAATACGCGGTCGGCTGTCCCGGCCCGATGGGCGCGCCCGCGACGTTCGCGCGGCCCGTCACGCTCAGCGTGTCCCCCGCCGCGCACAGAATGTCGGTACTCAGATTGACGCACGCGCCTGCAGGCGCGGAACCGACCTGACGGGCGAGCGCGCCGTTATGCATTGCCCGCATGATTTGCAGAATGTTCGGGGCTATCACCTGTTGGATCGTGTCGAGTAGGTAGTAACCCGCGACCGGACAGGTAAACAAGGCGTTCCCGCCGAGGGTCCAGCATCCATATGCATCCCTGACGACGGTGTCGAACATGATCGTCTGGTCGCCAGTGCCGACGTTCTGCGCGGCGGCGCGGTAAACCTCCGTTACGATCGCGTCGCGCGCACGTCGCCATGTGCCACCGTTCACGCCCGCTTTCGCGACCCATACTTCGCCGGTCGCGTCGGTCGTTGTTACGGTCGTCGCTGAGAGTGTCGGATCGGATGGCGGCCCGCCCGGTATGCGTAGTCGGCCCGGCCGTAAGTCCGTGATGTTCGCGAGTGCGATCGCGGACACGCCGCCACCCACGTACACCTGCGCGACCGCGACCGCGCCCGCGGGGATCGCGGGAACGGTGGGCGTCGCGGCGACGACGCCCGCGACCGCGACGAAAACAAAATCGTTGTTGACGCCGCCGTCCAGGTCGTTCCCGCGCGCCTGACAAACGATCAGGTCGATACGGTTGTTTCCCGAGGCCGGCGCCGCGGTCAGCGTGACGTTTTCCGGCGCGTCCGATGTGCAGAGCGTCGTTCCCGTGTTGTTCGGCGTCGGGACCGCGACCTGGCCCGCGGCGATCACGACTTGCATTCCCGTGCCGGGCGTCACCGCACAACCGGCACACGCGGGGATCGGCCATAACGCGCCGAGTAGGCGACGGTCGACGCCCGCCGCGTAGGACGCCGCCTGTAACCATTGGGGCGCGTAGCGTGTCATCCGTCCTCCCTACCTACGGGTCAGCGCGGCAATATCGCGGTTCACGCGCCGGAACGCGGCCCGCAACGTCGGTTGTGGCTTGCCGACGGTCAGCGTGACGTTTTCGTTTCCGTCGTCGCCCACGTCATAACCGATCCCGAGCACGCGAACCGACGTGTTCACGTCCAAGCGGCCCGATTGGACAACTAGCTGCAACGTGTCGCCCATGTTCGGTTCGCCGTACTGGTACGTGTCGGGTGTCAATTCGATCGTGTACGTCGGGTCCAGCGCGGCCGCTAACGCGAGATCCCCGCCCGCGTGCTGCGTGAGCGTGTTCGGGTCCGTGATTTCCGCCAGGTTGTTTCCCAGCATGAACAGGCCGACAGTCGGCGCCGCGCTGGCCGCTTCCGCGTTCCATGCGTCGCGGGCGACTTGCGCGGCCGCCGGATCCGACTGGCCGTTATTGCCGAGCTCGCGGACGTAGTTCGCATAGTCGGCACTATTGAGCGCGCGGGTGAGTCCGGCGACGTTCGCGCCGTAGACCAGCGCCAGGTCCGCGCGGAACACGCCTTGCGCCGGATAGAACACGCGTAGGACGTCGGTCCCGGCCGGCGTGCCGAGCGCGGCCGCTTCCGGCGCGGGGAGTACGTCATAGTCGAAACCGCCCGCGACTTTCGACAGGAGGTCGATCGTTTCCAGGACCGTCGCGTTTCCGTAGTAGGACCGTTGCCGGACCTGGCCCGACAGTCCGCGCGGATTGCCGGCGCCGTCGACCGCGGCGACGATCAGCGGCAGATAACACGACGGGCGAAGATCCGTCCCGCCGATCGTGACCTGTTGCGATGCCAGTTGAACCAGCGCCGCCACTAACGAATCCTGGTCGACGTTGTATGGCGTTTGCGCGGTCGCGGTGAACATGCGCCGTTCCAACATCGCGAGGTAATCGTGCGCGGTGAACGTCACCGTATGGGAGTCGGCGGTTAGCTGGTCTTCGGATTGTGTGATCGGCCCGCGGAACATGCACACGTCCCGGCCGGCGGCGTCGGACCAGCGCCACGCCATCACGTCATGTTGCATTTCGCGGATCATCGCGCCACATGGCGAGTGTCCATCACACGTGAACGTCAGGACCGCGGAACCATCCCACGCCGTTTCCAGTTTCCGGCCGCGGGCGTCGTCAATTTCCAACATGATCGTTTGGCCCCACGTCGGCGCCGGCGTCCCGTACACGCCGAACGTCCGATCGTGCAACGTCAGGCGCCAGCGGCCCCGGCCGGCGGGAAGTGTCGCCCGCGGCGCAACGTCAAGCGCGGTCACGACAGGTACCCGTCTTGCCAGGACGCGACAACTTGCGACACGCCCGTGGTCGACGTCCCGGAAACGGTCATGTTCCAATCCGTGCCGGGCGCGAGGACGGGCCACACGTTCGCGGTCCAGTCGACGTTCACCAACATGTTTTGCGCGGGGTCGCCGTTGTAATACGCGGTATGTAGCCGGGTGTCCACGTCGACGTAGGATCCGGCCGCGACCATGAACGTGGACAGGAACGCAACGCGGTATGTCGGCCCGTCCGGCGGCGTGAACACGATCACCGGCCTGCCGATCGGTCCCCACACGCGCAACGTCGGTTGGATCGGCACGTCTCCGTCCGTGTGCAGCGTCGCGGTCGATGGACTCCCGCCGCCGGCCGGGTACACCCGCGGGAACGTCAGCGGATAGGTCCGGCCGGGCACGGTCGCGGATCCGGCCCACGCGGTCGCGGTCCGCGTCGTCGGGTCGCGTGCGATCGGATCGGCCGCGACAAACGCCAAGTGAATGTCCCGCTGCTGGTCGCCCACAATTTGCCAGTCATAAGACGCGGGCCGGACCGTCAGCGTGTGTTCCAACCCTTCGGCGGTCCCGACGTCTAGGACGTAGTGGAGCACGGGCCGCGCGGACGGGACCATGAACGGGCCGAACATGCGGGCCACGTCGTCAATCGTGGCGCCGGCGCCGGCGAGCGCGACGAGATCCGCCGCGACCGCGCGCGGCCCCATGAACGCGGTTCGGTCCACCGCGCCGTCCGCGTCGGGCAGATTGTCGATCACTTCCCGCACGGTCGGCGCGCCGAGATCCAGCGTCGCGCAAAAGTAGCCGGCGGCCGGATCTTCCAGCGCGACGGTTTGGCCGTGCCAGTCCAACCACGCGGCCCGCACACACGCGCCCATCACACGGCCCTACTGCGCGAAAGACTCGCGATGTGCTGGGTAAGTACGTCGACGTCGACCGGATCCGCGAACGTCGCGTGTTCGATATGTAGGACCGGGCCGAGTCGTCCGCGCGGTAGCGGCGTGATCGCTTCGCCCGCGTGCGCGTAGATCAGTCCCGACGTGGTGACCAGTCCGCCTTGCGCCAGCTTCGGGATCGTCGGCATACCGATATCCACTTTCGGCAACGTCACGGAGAACGGGCCCGCGCCGACCTTCCATCCGCCGATCGTGAAGTGCAGCGAATCCCACGCGCCGATCACCCAATTGATCGCGGCTTTGAACGCGCCCGAGATCCCGTCAAACATGCCCGTAAACGTGTGCGTGAGTCGGCCCGGAAGTCCCGTGATCCACGTTTCAAACGTCGTCCACGTCGTTTCCACCGCGCCGACGACGGTCCCCGCCGCGGACTTCGCCTTGTCGAACAACGTCGACAGGACGCCGCCGACACTCGACACGATCCCGCTAAAAAACGCGTACAGCGTGTTCCACTGGCGGACGATGAACGCCACCGCGTCCGCGGCTAGGGATTTGATCTTGTCAAAATTCTTGTAGATCAGGTACGCGGCGACCGTGAACGGGCCGAGAATGATCGCCAGGAGTAGCGGCCAGTTCGTTTTGATCCAGTCCCACACAACGGAGATCGTCTTTTTGATCGCGCCCCAAATCGTGTCCCAATTCTTCCAGAGGAGCACGCCGATCAGGATGAGTCCCGCGACCGCGGCGACGATCAGGAGTATCGGGCCGAGCGCGAGTCCTTCGCCCGTCGCCATGAGCGCGCCGCCCGCCTCAAAGATCGTGCCGGCGGCCATGATCGCGACGCCGGCCAGTTGTAACGCCGGCCCGTACTTTTGGCCGAACATCGCAACCTGGTCGGTCAAGTGTGCTTTCAGCGCGGCCAGCTTCCCGCCGAACGTGTCGGCCGCCGCGGACGCCTGACCTTTCGTGACCTTCGCGACTTTCATGATCGCGTCCATGCTGGAACCGGCCGACTTTTTTACCGCGTCTTGCGCGTCCGCCAGCTTGTGATGGGCGGAGAGTGCGTCCAGCGCGGCGCCGTTCGCCTTGACTTGCGCGTTGCGTAACGTGATCGCGGCGGCCGCGGTCAACCGTTT